AGGCTCAATAATAGACCATTTGCAGTTCCACGGGATGTTACCAACCCCAACGGCAATGAACTCAACCAATGCAACGGCAACGATGAAATCAACGCAAGTGAAGGAAGGGAGTATGCACTCGGTAACGCTGACACGGGCAATGCGTATGGGGATGTTGCCGACACCAGATTGCAGCGACAGGCGTTCAGCGAAAAGCAAACAACAGGGATTGAGCAACGTGGTTTCTGGGACAGCTTCCCAACTCAATCCCCGGTTTGTTCTCGAAATGATGGGCTTCCCACCGAATTGGACGGAATTACCTTTTCTAAATGGAGAAACGAATCAATAAAGGCCGCAGGGAACGCGGTTGTACCCCAGGTGGTTTATCAAATTTTCAAAGCAATAGAGCAATATGAGCAACTATAATGAACCATTCACCCATTCCGAGGTAGCGGAGTTTATCACGGAGTGCATCTGGCTGGGGCTGGGTGTACCGACTGAGGATGAACTGGTGGAATTTTGCCACATCGGACGGGAATACGCCAAGTTAATTTTAAAACACTTAGAAAATGTTTGACATAAACTTATATCATCTGGAAACCTGCGAAACCAGAAAAATTAAAATGCCATTTGTCCCTAACATAGGTCATAGAATTTATTTAGGCGATTTGTTTAAAGAGTTTGCCATGAATGACAATGAACACATGGCCATCGTAAAAGTAGTTGAATACGATATTATGATGAATGAGATATTAGTAATAGTTGAAACACAAATGTGAAATAAAACACTTAAATTTGCAGAAATATGGCAACTTACATTAACAAAATCAGTTTAAAGAAAAAACAATTTGGCACTCAGTTTACTGGCTTATCAGAAGACTTTATAGCTCAAATTAAAGAACACACCAACGAAAAAGGGTACTTTAACTTTGAAATCAAAGAACGGCGTGAACCTTCCGAAAAAGGCGAAACGCACTACATAGTTGTAAGCGAATGGAAACCGAAAGCATGAAACACGCTGACGTACTATATTGGATCGAAACGTATCACTACACCTACGGGTATATACCAACACTTGTGGCGATTATGCACGGGTGTAAAATCGGCTACTCATGGGCTACCGTATGCCGTAACGATTACGAAAAATCACTTGTAGCTAAATGCCTTAACGATGCCCCTGCCAAAACGTAACCCATCCGAAACAAAGGTGGATTTCATGCAGCGGTGCATGAATGACCGTACCATGCGCAGCGAGTTTCCGGATGAGGAACAACGCTACGCGGTCTGCCAGCACAACGCCGTGATGGGTGCCGTCAATCAAACCTATACCGATTACCCGCAGGCTGCAACTGCTAATGCCAAACGTGCGTTAAAGTATCGGGATGAAAGCGGCAACCCGAAAGGATGCGGAACGGCGGTGGGGTGGACACGGGCAAACCAACTCGCCAAACGGGAACCGATAAGCCGCGAAACCATAGGCCGCATGGCAGCGTTCGACAGGCATCGGCAAAATAAGGACGTGCCTTATGAGGACGGATGCGGCGGTCTGATGTGGGATGCCTGGGGCGGGACTGAGGGCATTGAATGGGCGCAAAAAAAACTTAAAGAAATAGACGGGGAATGAAAGCCGACAAAGCCAAAATAGTACTTGAACGCATCGCATCTGGAATGAGCCTGAGAAAAGCGACTGAGTTTAACGAGCCGTGTTCAATGGGTGTGTTCTTAAACTGGGTGAATAATAACCCCGAACTTGCGGAGCAGTACGCCCGCGCGCGCGACATCAGGGCTGACATCATCTTTGAGGACTTGGAATCATTATCGAATGAGGAACCGCGAACTGCCCCTGACGGCAAAGTGGATTCGGGATGGGTGCAGATGCAGCGTTTAAAAATTGACACCTACAAATGGCAGCTTGGTAAGATGAAGCCCAAAACATACGGGGATAAAATCGACCTTACCAGCGGCGGGGATAAACTAAGCATAAATATCAATGTCGAGTAGTGTCAATGCCACTATTAAGACCAACCCCGTTTACAAGCCCTTAATCGCTGACCAGTCGCGCTACATGATACTGATGGGCGGGAGCGGCAGCGGTAAGTCCGTATTCGCGGCCCAAAAGATAATCCTGCGCTGTTTTGGGGAGTCAGGCCACCGCATCCTGATTATACGCAAGGTAGCCACCACGTTACGCGGATCAGTTTTTCAGTTATTTAACGACTTACTTTCTGAGTACGACCTGAAACAAGTGTGCGAAGTGAACAAAACAGAGCGGCGCATCACCTTCCCGAACGGGAGCGAAATCGTGATGGCGGGACTGGATGACCCCGAGAAAATTAAATCCATTGCAGGGATCAGCAGCGTGTGGGTGGAAGAGGCAACCGAACTGACAGAGTCCGACTTTAACCAGTTGGAACTGAGGGTAAGGGGTGAAACGGTAAGTTACAAGCAATTCATCATAACCTTTAACCCCATTGATGTAAACCATTGGCTGAAAAAACGGTTTTTCGACCAAAGCGACCCGAATGTAACCACCCTGAAAACCACATACAAGGATAACAAGTACCTCGACCCCGACTATATCCACCAGCTTGAAGTTACCATTCGCAACCGCGAGAACCTATACCGCATATACACCCTGGGCGAGTGGGGGCTGGCTCAGTCAGGTGCGGAATACTTTAAGAACTTCACCCGGTCCGCACACGTGTACCCGGTAGAGTACGACCCCGACCTTCCGATTCACCTTTCCTTTGACTTCAATGCCCATCCCGGTATGCATTGGATAGCCGCCCAGATAACCGGGAGCGAAATACGGGTAATTGATGAGCAGCGCAGCGTATCGCCCCGAAACAACACCAAGGGCAGCTGTTATGACTTCAAAGCCAAATACCGAAACCACAATGCTGGGTTATTCATCTACGGTGACCCCAGCGGCAAGAGTGAGGGCACACGCTCCGAATCGGGCCATAACGACTTCAGGATTATAGAAATGGAACTGGCTGAATACCGACCCCAGATGCGTGTACTACGCAAGGCACCGGGGCTGGCCATAAACGGGCAATGGATAAACGAGGTATTCGGGAGCGAAAACGGGGGCATACGCGTAAAGGTGAACGACAGATGCCGCATACTCATTGATGACTTCCTATACCTAAAGGAATCAGCAGACGGGGGCATACTGAAAGAACGTACCAAAGATGCGGAAACGGGCATCAGTTACGAGCGGTTCGGCCATTGCTCCGATGCGTTCCGCTACCTGATTACCTACGCATTCAATACCGAGTTTGAGCGTTTCCAAAAAGGGGATGTTGAAAAGTATTCGTTCACGGGTGCGCGAAGCGGCGTGAAGTTTTGATACCTTTGTATTCTCTTCATGATTTAAGGTTTGGTTTTAGTTGCGCAGAACCTCCCGCTCGGGGGGTTTTGTGTTTTTGATACCCCACAAATTTGCAAACCTCAAACCCGTTCCCGTACCTTTGCCCTATGTACTTCCTGAGAGAATCCGATTATGCCATGCTTATCCAACAAGAGAAGTTGGACACCGTCATTGGTGATGACTGCAACATACAGAGGTCAGCCGAGGCGGCCAGCCAGTCGGAAATCGAATCGTACCTTGCCAATCGCTTCGACACGGCTAAGATATTCAGCCCGTTGCTAAACTACACCACAAGTCAAAGTTTTTCATTTTTTGACCGCATATTTTTGGATGCCGATCCGTACTCAATAACAAAGACCTACACCACTGGCAACATGGTAAAGCAGGGCGGGAAGGTATGGCGGTCGATAGCAGGCAATTCACCCGGTGCATTTAACCCCGTTCAATGGACGGATTTGGGCAACTCGGGACATTATCAACTGAGCGCACCCAAGTGGAGCGAAACGGTTACCTATTCACCCGGTCAGATCGTCCGCATTGATTACTCATTCTACATTGCCACGTTGCTTAATACCAACCTGAATCCGCAGGCACCCAACGGCGGTACGGCATGGCAGTCCATAACGGCACTCGCTGGTGAAATACCCAAGACTTCGCCTTATTGGTTTGCGGGTGACAGCCGCAGTCAGCACATCGTCATGCGCATGATTGACCTTACCCTGTATCACCTGCATTCCCGCATAAACCCGCGTAACATTCCCGAGTTTCGGATAGCACGGCGTGACGAGGCAATCGGGTGGCTGAGGGATATAAGCAAGGGAACGGTAACGCCGAACCTACCTATAATCATCCCCGAGCAGGGTAACAATATCGTGTACGGCAACGCCATAACGCGTAAAAATCAATATTATTGATGAAACTATTTGGACTTGACATAACAAGGGCAAGCAACCGGGTTAAGCCCGAGGCGGCAAAGATTAAGCCGGTAGACCGCTCACACCTTCGTGCGGCTCAGGATATTGACAGATGGCGGCGTGCGATCTATGATGCCGAGAATGTCTATAACTACGACAGGCGGCTCATGCAGGAACTCTTTATGGAGTTGGAGTTTGATGCCCACATATCAGCCGTGGTTAATCAGATCGTGGCCGAGATACAGGGTTCTGACTTCCGCATGGCCATTGACGGGGAAACGGACGAGGCGGCCACCAAGGTGATTAAGCACCCGTGGTTCCAGGACTTTATTAAGTACGTTTTGGAGGCCGAGTTTTACGGCTATACCCTAATCGAGTTCGGTAGCAGCACACCGACAGGGTTTGAGTACATTAAATCAATAGACCGCCGATATATCGTACCCGAGTATAAGGTGGTGAAACGCGACCTTTACGGCTACGGGCGTGAGGGAGGTATTCCATTCATGGAAGCCCCGTATAATGAATGGACATTGTGGTTCGACTGCTACGGCTTCGGGTTATTCAACAAGGCGGCTCCGTTGTGGATTTACAAAAAGCAGGCGTACAACTATTGGGCCGAGTATCAGCAGATTTTCTCCATGCCGCTCAGGGTGGGTAAGACCGACATCCGAGACACTTCGCGCAGGGATAACATGACCGCGATGCTCAGGGATATGGGCGCGGCCGCGTGGGGGGTATTTGATGCGGACGATACGGTGGAGTTTATCCAATCCACGGGCTCGATAGGTAACCCCGTATTTGAAGCCCTGATTAACAACACCAACAAAGAAATCAGCAAGTTATTCCTGGGGCAGACCATGACCACGGAGGACGGGAGCAGCCGCTCACAGGCCGAGGTGCATGAGAACACCAAGCTGGCCATCATGGAAATGTATTACCGCAAAGTTGAGGATGCGGTAAACCTGAAGTTAATACCAATGATGCAACGGCACCGGATTATCAGCACGGCTCCCGTGTTTGAATTTATCTGGTCGGAAAAGGACATGACCCAGACTGAGAAGATTGATGCCATCAGCAAGCTGGCACCTTACTTCGACTTTGACCCGGAATATATCGAGGAGTTTGTAGGCATTAAAGTGAACACGCGGGTGGTTCCCATACCGGGCAGCCCGTTAAACCGATTAAAACAATACTATGGCAGCGCGAAGTCTGAATGAGATATATGCCGAAATAATTAACGAGAAGCAGAACTACACTCAGCTGAATGCCCTGCAGCCGAATATCAATTCTTTGCAGACGTTATTGGCCGAGTTGCAGACCACCAGCAAGGTAGGCGTATGGCGTTTGTGGGCATACATAACCGCGCTGGCCATCTGGACGCATGAGAAGTTAATTGACGTACAGACGGCCGAACTTGAGCAGAGGGCAATCGACATCATTCCGGGTACGCTCCGCTGGTATCGGGATATATCTACAGAATGGCAGCAGGGTGACGAGTTGGTGTGGAATGGCGTGCTGAAGCGTTACGAATATCAGCCCGTAAATGAGGCTAACAGGGTGGTGCAGTTTGCCGCCGCCATTGAGGCTAACAATCAGGTTACTTTAAAGGTGGCCAAGCTATCCACGGTAACTGCCGCCGCATTGACCGCGGCCGAGCTGGCTCAGTTTACGCAGTACATCAACCTACGCCGCTATGCCGGTACCAACGTGGCCATCATTTCAGCAGCCGCCGATACGGTGAACATTACCGGAACGGTGTTTTACGACCCGCTTATATTGGATTCAAACGGCGCATTGGTAACTGATAACACGGTTTTCCCCGTGAACGATGCGATTAACAACTTCCTGCGCGACCTCGGTACGGTGAACTTTAACGGGGTGCTGAGGGCTATTGACTTGGTTGATGCCATTCAGGCCGCTACGGGAGTGCAGAACTTTACCCTCTCAGTGCTCGAGGCAACCTATGGCGTTTTGCCCTATACGAACGTACTCGCACTGACTGGGCAGGAATACCAATCGAACGCCGGGCATTTGGCTACAAACATTCTGACATTAACTTTTGCGCCGAATGTATAATATCGACTTTTCCAAGCTGATTCAATATTTTACACCGTGGTTCATGCGGAATAGCACCATGACAAAATGGTTATTTTCGCTATTGAAGCCATTGGATAGTTTAAACGTAAATGTGGTGAGGTTTTGGCGGGCGAGGATGGAGAAATTCCTATCCTATGACGGCATGACGGTACACCTCGAACGCTATCTGAATGCCGAGTATTACAACCCGTCACCGTATGACCCGAATATCCGCAATCAGCAAATAAGCAATGCGGATATAATCTACATTGAAACGACGGCAAACAACGCGCTGAGGTACGTCTATAATAAGGCCGAGAACAACCCGCCGATTTATCTGTATAACGATGCCGAATCGGCGGCTCCCGAATACTTTTACAACCTATCCGAGCAAGGTACATTCCCATCCTTTACGGTTTGGGTTCCGACTTCATTAGGCGGCACGTATGAGGTAAACGGCACACAGGACAATATCACGCTCAAAGGGCGGGTAAATACATTCAGACTGGCAGGTTATAATAACTATTTAATAAAGAGGTATTGATATGAGTTTTACAAGGTTAAAAACGGACATAAACGGCGGGTTTCCGTTGGTACTTGATGACGTTAGGGTATTGCAGGACGAACTGTCTTACCCGATGCGCGACTACCTTAATAATATCTGCCCGACTGACGGGGCGGTATTTCTTAGCGGCGGTAAGTTTCCTGCGGGAATTTTGACTACAGGCATCGAGGGCGGGGTTGCTTACATAAAAGCTATTAACGCATTTGTGAATGTAATCGGCAATAATTCTGCAACGTGGGACGGTACTTCAACCTTTCTCCGTGCAACGACTTCCATATTTGATTCAGACGGGCTAAAAACATTTCAGAACGGAAGCAGTAATAACACATACGAACTGCCGCGCTACACTATTAACACGGGAGCGGCGGGAGCTGGTGACATCGTGCTGAATAACTGGGTATATCTGCATCAGAGATTCGGAAACGGTATCGTGACCTTTAACGCTGGTATCAGTAACACCGGAACATTCCGCATTATTCCCCAGGGGAAAGAACTTACCGTAATCTGCGGGACAATTAACGGCCCCGCCGGTAACCGTACCACGGATGAGGATTTATTCAGCATCAATGCCGATATTTTCGACGTGGATGGCAATAACATTGCTTTGGCCATTGACGGAACGGGAGCGCATAACATACCCGTTACCATGAACGGCGGTTTAGTTACAGCAAGGTTTGGCACGGTGAACGGTGAATATCCATTGTCTTTCGTTATTACGGGCTATATATCCTGATGACCTCACAGGAAATTGAGCAGCTATTACGCATGATTTACTCGGGTGTTTACACGCCGACTAATCTGCCATTGCCGCTATACAACTTCCTGACAAGCAAACTTGAAAAGGGGTTATTCCAGGGCTTCGGCGGTAAGCTGGACGATTTCGTTTTGCGCTCACCTAATTGGCGTATGCTGTCCGACCTTCGGCTGAATATCTATGAATTTTCGGCGGCCAAGACCTTTCAGGAGGTATTGGACATTCAAGCGGCCATAGTAGACCCGGAAGGGTTTATCCGTCCGTTTGCCGACTTCAAAGAAACTGCAGATGAAATGTGGGATATGTATAACGTGACCCACTTGGAAACGGAATACAACACCGCCATAAACCAGTCACTATCCGCAAGGGAATGGAGCGACTTGGAAGAGAGCGGGGCAAAGAAGTTGATGTATCAAACCCAGAACGATGCCAACGTGCGCGAGGAACACGCCGCCTTGGACGGGCTGGTGTACCCTATTGATGATCCGTTTTGGAATACCTACACGCCATTGAACGGGTGGAACTGCCGATGCTTTATCGTGGAGGCATTCGACGAACCCGTCAGCCCGAAACTGACACGGGCAGAACGTGCCGAAATCAACACTCAGGTGCCGCCTTTGTTTCGGGTGAATGCTGGTAAGGACAGACTGATATACGACAAAGATAAGCACCCATACTTTGACGTGCCAAAGCAGTTTGAATACCTGAAGGATGTTAATTTTAACCTACCTTTGCCGATATGAGTTTCGGGAAAATGTTTGCTGACCAACGTAAGCGGTTTGAAAAAAACCTGAAACGGGCGCGTGGAATCGCGGGTAATTCAGCGGTGCGCCACTTCCGTGATTCATTCCGCAACGAGGGATTCACGGATGAAAGTCTGGAAAAGTGGGCAGAAGTTAAGCGGCGCATCCCAGGTACGCTGGCCTATGATACGGCAACGGGTGCCGCAAGGTCGCGCGGCATACTTCGCGGCACGGGAAAAATGAGCAAGGCCATTAAGGTATTGCAGTCGAGTGAGTATAAGGTGGTGATAGGTGTCGAGGGCATACCCTACGCTCCGTATCATAACTTCGGGGCGAAGTGGACTCAGCGGTCTATTTTCGGCAGGCCGTTAAAAAAACCTATTCAGGTGGAAATTCCCCAGCGGCAATTTATCGGCAATTCATCAAAGTTGGAAAACACAATACAGGAAAGGTTAGGCGAGGCATGGGCGCAAAGTTAGAACTATATAAGGCAATCGAGAGCCGCATATCCGACACGGTGCGCGAGATTAACCACGTGGCCAAGTGGAATAACCAGACGAATGACGAGGCGAGGGAAATGCCGTTTGACTTTCCCGCCGTGTTTGTCGGATTTTCATCCATCACGTGGACTGAGCCTGCAACCAACCCGTATAACACCAACCTTGCGGCCAATCAGCAACAGGCCGATGTTACCGTTACCCTTTATTGTGCGTTCTGGTTTAAGGATGAGGAAACGCAATCATTCGAAGTTTACGAACCTATCGTCAATAAGATTTATGAGGCGGTAAACGGGTTGCAATCTACTTATTTTACCCCTCTTAACAGGGTGGCCGAGCGTGAGGATAACAACCACGGTCCGGTGATAGTTTGGGAAATCGATTTTACAACCCGATTGACTGAGTTGGTGAACGAAGGCAGCCTTGTATCTGCCCCCGTGCCGCTTACCGTTCAACTTACCGGGGATTTAATCATAAACCCGGTGACGGATGCCACTATACGTACGGCTGGAGACTTTGACGAGGACTAATAACGTCCTTTCAGGTTGTAATCCCGTATCATTCGCCGTATCTGGGCGGTCATGTTGGTACCTTCGCGGTCACAATTACGCTTAAATTCGCTCAGAACTTGCTGATAATCCTTGACCTTAATGGTTTTTAGGTATTTTTTCGCATTTTCCATGCCCCCAAATATACCCCATTTTGTAAAATCTGCAATTTTTCGTTACATTTTTGTAGCGAAATGGCAGAAAAGCTATCCTACATTCGCAATTTTACCAACGGGGAAGCCGATATTTTCCTTTACGATGATATAGGCTTCGGCGTTAATGCCTCGCAATTCCTTAACGAACTGAAATGGGCTGTTGAAGGGGCGGGAGCGCGTAAGATTAACGTGCGTATCAACTCCAACGGCGGCCTTGTAACTGACGGGCTGGGCATTTTCGGGGCTATCATGGCCTACCGTGAGAAAGGAATCGAAATCAATACGTGGAATGACGGCATAGCGGCATCAATAGCAGGGGTGATACTTATGGCAGGGCAGAAGTCCTACATGGTATCTCACGGCCTTATGATGGTACACATGGCCTATTCAGAGGGCGGGAATGAGGACGAAAAAACCAAGAACGCATTAGCCGCCATCAACTCCAGCCTTGTAAAGATATTCACCGAAAAGGCGGGAATGGAGCCTGAGGAAATGCAATCCATGCTGGAAAAGGAAACGTGGATGAATGCCGAGCAGGCCAAAGAATTGAAGTTAATAGACGAAATATATAAGCAGCCGGCCATGGTAAACATGAGCGCGGTTGCAGAAGTGTTCAATAAATTTAAAAAGAGCAAAATGAAAAACGTAACTGCATACCTGAATTTAGCTGAGGATGCCAGCGAAGAACAGGTTATCGAGGCCATCGAGGCCGCTAAGGTTAATCCCGAGGTGGAGGAACTGAAAAAGAAAGTAGCTGAATTGGAAGCCGAGAAAGCTGCCAAGGAAGCCGCCGAAATCGAAATGGCCGCCGAGGCAGAAGTTGAAAATGCCATTAAGATAGGCAAATTCAAAGCTGAGGAAAAGTCGGTACTGATGGACAAAGCAAAATCAGACTTGGAAGGTTTTAAAGTATTGGTTAATGCCGTACCTACTCCCCATGTTTCGATATCTGCCCAAATCCAAAACAACGTAGATGAGCGCGCAGGCTGGTCATTCCGTGAGTGGAAAACCAAAGACCCCAACGGCCTTACCCGTCTGAAGGATGAGAACCCGGAACTCTTTAACAAAATCATAACAAAAGTAGGACGATGAAAAAACTCTTATTCGTGCTTTTCGCACTCGTTTCTGTGGGTGTTTCTGCCCAGACAATCAAATGGCCGCAGGGGAAAGCAACCATACTTACCCCAGCCTATACTGCTACCTATAGCGTATCGGTGGCAAACAACCTCACTTACATTGCTATGGATTCCCTGACGGGTAACCTGACATTGAATGAGGGAACTGTAACTGCTACAGACGGTGCCGCCGTGTATGTGGCTGTAACTGCTAAAACTGCCAAACGGGCGGTAATTTTCGGTACCGACATTGACGGGGTGACCGATTCTGTCAGCACTAATAAAACCGTGATTTATCAACTTATGAAGATAGGCGGCAAGTTGGTGTACGTAGGAAAAGGCGCGCAAAATTAAGGTTTAATTAAAAACAACAAATAACAAATGGCAATCAACAAGGAACTGTGGGTAGCGGAAGTAAAGGATCAACTGTTTGAGGGAGCAGAATGGATCCGCCGCTCGACTAACCACGACGCTTACGTGAACAACGCAATCGTTCACGTACCTAACGCGGGAAGTCTACCCGCCGTTCAGGTGAACCCCTCGGTGTTTCCGCTGACTATTTCGCAGCGTACTGACAACGACCTTACCTATTCACTGAAACAAATCGGTACTGAGCCGACTTTGATTCAGGATTGGGAAGCGTTCCAAATCAGCTACGACAAGCAGTCCAGCGTACTCCGTCAGCACGCCGGTATCATCAATGACATGGTGGCTTTGGAAGCTGCCTATGCATGGGCTGTATCAGGTGCCGGTGATGCAGGGCGCATCATCAGAACATCAGGTGCTAACGGAACGACACTCGCCCCTGGCGCTACCGGTACACGTAAGAAATTAACGTATGCCGACATCACCAAGGCTGCCGAGCGTTTAGACCGCGACAAAGTGGGCCGTACTGGCCGCGTGCTGGTGCTTGACACCGGTATGTATTGGGAGCTTTTCTCAGACACCAACCTGATTCAGTCCGATGTAATGGGCCGCGTAACACTTCCCGAGGGAGTGATTAACCGCCTTGCCGGTTTCGACATCTATCTTTACAACGCGCCTGTTGTGTATAACAACGCATCAGACCCCGTGAAGAAAGCCATCGGAGCCGCTACCGCTTCGACTGACAACCTCGCAGGCTTGTTCTTCCAGGCTGACACCGTATCGAATGCCTTGGGCGCGATTAACGTGTACAGCGACGAGAACAAACCCGAATATTACGGAAGCGTATTCAGTGCCATGGTACTCCATGCCGCTCAGGTTATCCGTACAGACCGCGCCGGTGTAGGTGCCATCGTTCAAATTGCATAACACAACGGGGGGCGGGGTGATAGCCGCTCCCCTAATTTTTAAACCATGGAAACAAAAGCAATAGCCGAAGTTTATCTTAAAGAAAACCCCGCGAAAAAAGAAATTTTCATCTGTTCAGACGGCAACGCATTCTGGACTGAAATCCCTGCCCGCAATCATGCGTTCACCATCCGCGGAACCTATACCAAGTTTCCCGAGGAAGTGGCCGAAGTTGAGGCAGCCGTAACCCCGAAAAAGAAAAAGAAATAAATGGCAACCATACAATTCATTCGCAATAACGGAGGCTTAGGCCGTCCGCTTCCCGGCTTAGATTACGTGAGCGGGATGGTATTCTATCAGCCTAATGCTGACCTACCTTCAGGTTTCACTACCGGGGCGAGGGAAAAGAAATTTTTAAGCCTTGCAGAAGCTGAGGCTGCTGGCATTACATCCGTACCGACTGATGAAACGACTGCCACGGGCGGGAACGTAAACATCACAGGAGCCGGTACCGCAGGTGACATTGTGAAAATAACCATTAACGAAGGTGACGGCCCTATAACCATCGGGCAATATACCATTCAAACCGGTGATAACGCCACGGCTATCGCGGTGGGGCTTCGTGCATCCATTAACGACATCGTATTTAACCCATACGGGTACACGGCTGGCGGTTCCACTACAAACGTGGCCATAACCGCTCCCGTTGGTTTGGGTGCCTTAATCAACGGCGGTTCCAAGCTGGCCTTTGATGCAGGCGGCGGTACTTCGACTGCCACGGTAACGCAGTTTACGGGCGGTGTAGCGGGTAACATTGATGTGTTCCACTATCAGATCAGTGAATACTTCCGTATGCAGCCCAAGGGTGTGCTTTACGTGGGTATCTATGACAATACCAACCCTGACCTTGCGGTAATCGAAACGCTGCAAAACTTTGCCGGCGGTGAAATGCGTCAGGTGGGTGTGTTTAACCATGTGGACACCTTTACATCGGGTGACCTTACGGCATTGCAGACCTCGGCGAACAATCAGGCAAACATTGACAGGCCTATGAGCGTGTTATACGCGGCAAACATGACGGGATTAACCCCTGCCACATTTCCGAATATAACTGCATTGACTGCTCCCAGGGTGAGTGCGGTTGTTTCCGGTGACGGAGCCAGCGGGGTGCGCAAGGTATTCAATGCGAAACCTTACACGGTGGCCGCCTTAGGTGCCGCCCTCGGTACGGTATCTTTCGCATCCGTGCACGAATCAATGGCATGGGTAGGTAAATTCAACACCAGCGACGGAACGAACCTGGAAACGGTGAAAGTGTTACCATCCACACAATGGCCATCGGTAACCACTTCTTTACAGGCTCAGTTGTCCGCTTACGGGTATATTTACCTGAAAAAGTATGACGGCCTTGCGGGTTCTTATTGGGATAACCAAAAGACCGCCGTAAGTAATGCATCGGACTTCGCCCGTATCAGCAACAACCGCGTAATGGATAAGGCCATCCGCTTAATCCGTTTGCGTTTATTACCGCTCCTTTCCTCTCCGCTTTACATCAATACGGACGGAACCCTGTCCGAGGCTACCATTGCCGTATTCAGCAATGAATGCGACAAAGTAATCGGAGGCCGTTTTAACGATGTGGCAGCAGGGCAGATGGTAATTGACGGGGAAATATCCGCAGGTCGGGTAATCATTAACCCTGCGCAAAATGTCCTCAGCACCGGTCGCGTGGATATCGCGGTGGAAATCATACCCGTAGGTGAGGCTGAAACAATACGGGTGACTATCGGATTTGTAGCACAATTTAATCAATAACACAATGGCAGTTCCATTAGTAAATGGTAGGTCTTACGACTTTACAAGCATAACAATCAGCATTCTCGGAGTGCCGCTGGCGGGTATATCAGCAATCAGTTACACTGAGGAGCAGACAAAGGAAAACAACTTCGGCACGGGTAACTATGCGGTAAGCCGAGGACGCGCCGCAATCAATGCCAGCGGTTCCATCGACATCCACATGGAAGATGTGGAAAAGATACGGGATGCCGCCCCTAACCGCAGCCTGTTGAACCTTCCCGCGTTTGACATCGTGGTGGTTTTCGGACATCCTACAAACCCTCACGTTCACGTGCTGAAAAATGCCGAGTTTACGAATGACGGAGTTGAGGCTTCCCAGGGTGATACGGCGTTTACCCGTTCTTTCGACCTTGTTCTTTCCCATGTAGAATACAAATCCTAAGCGTATGCAAATCATCATCACCCACAACGATACCGAAATTGTAATCCCGATGCGGGAGCCGACATTCGAGGAAATGAGCGCGGCATTCATGGCACTAACCCGGGTAAAGGGCAGCACTGACATTGCAGGTGCCGGGCGTGTGTTGTTAAAAGCGTGCGCTGATTACTCAAAGACACCTGACGCGGTATGGAAAAACCCAAAACTGGAGTTCAGCGCGGCATTGAAGGCATCGGAATTGATTGAGATTTATGAGGGTGAGTTAAAAAAAAATTAGAAAGGTATCGCTTGGGTGTGGATGAGGTGGGTCTGGGTCAGCAAATGGCCCTGATCCACTTTTTTTTTAATGAGGAACCGAAGGGTGTAGAGCGGTTTGCGGAGTTGTGGGGGCGGGCAGAATACTTAATATCAATAGGGGCAACCCGATTAGAGTGGAAAAAGCATGAGTAGCTACAATGTTCAATACATACTGAATTTAAAAGACCGTGTAAGCGGTCAGCTAAAGGGTATTCAGGCCAATACGCAGCGACTTGATAAGGCATTCAGCGGTGTAACGGGTACGCTTGCAGGCTTCGGTTTGGCGTTCACGGGCTACGAGCTGGTTAAAATGGCTCTTGAAAATGCCGTGGAAGCGGAGGAGGTTGATAAGCGGTTAATCGAAACGGCTGAAAGGCTGACTCAGGCAAACCGGGCGCAGATACAATCCATGCTCGACTTGGCCGATGCCACGCAGTTAAGGACACGATTCGGTGATGAGGACATAAAGCGGCAACAAACGGCGTTACTTCAATATGGCCTGACCATTGACGAGGTAAACAAGTTAATCCCCGTTATTGCCGACTTTGCGGCGGCTACCGGGCAGGACATCGGCGAAGCTACGCAGGGCGTAATCAAAGGAATGAACGGCATGACCAGGGGGCTGAAACAATACGGCCTTGAATTGGACATGACGGGGAGTAAAACCGAAAACATGGCTCAGCTTACTGAGCAGTTAAACGCTAAATTCGGAGGTTCGGCGGCAAAAGATATTGAAAGTACGGCGGGCAAATGGGCGCAGTTAAAGAACGCGGCGAGTAACTACCTTGAAGCCATCGGAACGGCAATGACCAGCGGCGAGGGAGGCGGCATTGTAGGCGGTTTGACTAATATGTTCTACGGGCTTGAGGAGCAGGCAAAATGGCTATCCGGTGCGCAGAGTATGCTGAGCGGTGATATTAACGCGGCCACGAAGGTTTACGCACAGAATATAGACCAGCAACGGGCGGCCAACGATAAGTTAGCGCAGTCTTTTTTGGCAAATAACCAAGGCATTGACGGATATTTGATGCTGCTTCGTGAAGGTACGGCACGGCAAAATCAGTTGGGGGAAGCCATAAACAATATGAGTTCGGCGGGACTCGGCTATCTTGATGAGGAATTTTCCAGCGTAGTCGTTCAGATGCAGGCCATGCAGGGTTCTCAGTCTGGCCTTATTGACAGCGCAAAACAATATGTACTCGGCTTAGATTCGATAGGTCAGAATCAGGCGTTTCAAAAAATAGCCGCCCAGATGGGCGTGGCTACCGATCAGGTTCGGCAGTTTTTCGGGGAGTTGGCAAAGGGTCAAAGCCCGGTAGGGGAAACGCTCAAAACGGTGGCCGACTTTGAGGGCGAAATATCCCGCTTAAAAGAAGCGCAAAAAGATGTCAGCGACCCGGCCACGTATCAGAAACTCGGTAAACAGATAGCCGAAAATGAGCGTAAAATAGCGCGTATAACGGGCAAATCTACGGGCGCGGGTACAGGCGCAGGTGCGCGCGCTGGCGCGGGAGCGACCAGCAGCACATTGACCAGCCGCAGTCCGCAGACCTTCAACATCAACATCACGAAATTAGTGGAAACAATCAACACGACTAAACCGCAGTTAAACACCACGGACTCGCAGACCATGCGGCAGATTACCGAGGCTTTGGTTATGGCGGTTAATGACGTGCAAACAACGGTACAATAATGGCTACATTCATACTCACATCAGATGCAATAGCAGCCGTACAGGGGGCGGCATTCATTAAGCAGCCCGTAACGCGGGAGCAGGGTTACGGAAACGGTGACCTCGGCCTGCCCATTATGTCGTACTTTGAATTTCTCGCGGGTGCGTACACGCCCGCGCAGGGGGGTGACCCGGTGCAATACGACGGGGTAAAACTGACCAACGTACTCGTTACCATAACCCAGACAAAAAACATCGTTACCACGGCCATAAACGGGCGAAACGGCACGGTTAAGGAATACGTATCTGACGGGGATTATGTAATCAGCCTGACGGGCAGCGTGGTCAGCCCCGATAATGTTTACCCTACGGCGGCGGTCAGGGCGTTGCGGGAGTTGATGAGCGTACCGGCATCCTTGGAATTTTCCTGCCCGTTCCTGGAGCAGTTCGACATCACCAACGTGGTGGTAACTGACTTTGACTTTTCGGAAACGGCAGGCACCCGCAATATGCAGGCGTTTACCATATCTTTGCTGAGTGACGAAATAATCGAATTAGAGGACTTGTAATGCTAAGGCTTCAATGTGATATAACCATCGGTAACCTATCCTTCGACTATTGCGAGGCGGTCGAGGTATCGAGTTCGTGGGAGCAGTTCACCGACACGTGTAAAATCACCATGCCGACCAAGTTCAAAGACCGCAATAAAAACATCATTTCGCTCGATAGGTTGCAGGCTGAAAAGGCGGTATTTAAACCGGGGGACAAAGTAACCGTTAAACTCGGGTACGTGCCGCAGATGTGGACGGTATTCGAGGGCTATCTGAAATCGGCCAACCCAAACACCCCGTTAATCTTTGAATGTGAGGATGCCAGCTACTTATTGAAGCGCAGGAATATCGAAAGTTTTTCCCAAAAGGGAACCACCCTTGCGGCGTTGGTTAATCACATCGTGGCTGGTATCGTACCCGTGAAAGTATTGGATGCGAAAATAGGTGACTTCCGGGTGAGTAATGAATCATTCGTAAATATCGTGGATGTACTCGACCTGGTTAAAAATCAGTTCGGGGTTTCTGCATGGTTTCGTGGCGGCACCTTGTACGTGGATTACCCCAGCACACGAAGCACCCAGACGGGCGAGCGGCCTACGCATGAGTTCGACTTTCAGCGCAACGTAGTGGACAGCAGCCTGAGTTATGAAGTGGTGGAACCCGATAACATTGTCGTTAAGGGCACTTCTATCAAGTTGAATAACACAAAGATAGACCGCTACGCATATTATGATGCGGACGGAAACATCAAAGTGGGGAGCGAAGCGCGCAAAGGTGAGCAGCGGCAGTTCAACTTCATCGAATTGTCGCAGGCCGAATTGGATGAAAAGATAAAGGGCATACTACCGACCGTAATGTATAACGGATTCAGCGGGTCGTTCAATACATTTGGCTACCCGTTCGTTCAGCACGGGGATAAAGTGAAGCTGACAGACAGGCGTTACCCTGAGCGTGACGGCACCTACCTTGTGAGGGCGGTCGGTACTTCATTCGGAACGGGAGGATTCAGGCAAAACATAACATTGGATTTAAAGGTATGAACATTCAGGAAGCCATAAAGATGATAGCCCAGCGGGAATTGGCACGGGCTGAGATGTATTGCGTGCTTTGCACGGTTAATTCCGTGGACACATCCGAGCGCACGTGCGAGGTTACGCCATTGAACGGGAAGGCTGACTTATTCGATGTGCGTTTTCAGGCCGAATTGTCGCTAAATGTAGGGTTGTTTATCGAGCCGAAAGTAAACAGCACGGTATTGGTAGCGTTTATCAACTCGGTACAGGCGGCCGTGGTGATGTGTTCCGAAATCGAAAACATATACATCGACACTTACGGCGATACGATATTTAACGGCGGGCAGAATGACGGCATGGTGAAAGTAGGTGACTTGGTTACGAAGCTGAATAACTTGGAAAACAAGGTGAATGACCTTGTAACATGGACATCCACGCACACGCACACGGGCGTAACACCCGGACCCGGTTCAACAGGCACGGCCGTGGGTATTGTGGGCACCCTGACACCCACCCAGCAATCCGATTTAGAAAACACTAAAGTACAACACTGATGGCAACAGACATTCTATTAACGACTGACAACGAATTTCAGTTTAAAAACGGGGATTTCCTGACCGGGTATTCCGATGATCAGCACATTCAGCATCACCTGACCGCTAACCCGGGCAACTACCTTCAGCATCCTTTTCTGGGCGTGGGCATGACAAAGGAAAAAAACGGCCCCGTAAACAGGGGGTTAATTGCCACGGCCATCCGCAAATCACTTGTTGAGGACGGGTTTAACGTGCGCGAAATCAATGTGAGCGGGGATTTTGACAATTTACAAATCGAGGTAAATGCCGTAATGAAATGAAAACTTACTTTACACGCGAAAGCCAGACCATGTTTGATATCGCCATTCAGGAATTGGGGAATGTAGAAACATTGTACGACATCCTGACGGCAAACAACCTGACCACGGATGCGGAGCCGAGCGCGGGAACGCCCATCGTCATTCCGAATAGTGGGGTATCGAATGATGCAGTCATGCGGAAGGTAAAGGAGTTAGGACTTATATTTGCAAACGCGAAGCCATGAAAGAAAACTTTGTAATCGGATCAGCCATTGACCTGGCATTTGACTTCCAAGATATGGCGTATGCCGATTTGGATATTATAGAAGTGACCATTGCCCAGCGTGACACGGCGGTATTGTTCTATTCTAAGGCCGCTGGAAGCGTAACATCAGGGCCTGAAAGTACATTTGCCTACCTTACCATTCCCGCAGCTAATTCGGCAGGGCTTACTTGCGGGGATTTTGAAGTTCAGATTAAGTATGTATATGACGGTTCTCAGCCGTATATCGTGAAAGTGATCGGAGGCACTATGGTAGATGGCTATTAACCCGAAAATAATCGTAATACCGAAGCCTGCCATTCGTGTAATCACGGGCGCT